ACGTGAGCTCGACGCCTTCCTCGTCCAGCGTCGGCAGTTCCGTCCATGCCGACCAACCGCGTGTCGTTCTCGCAATGCTCGGGGCCGGTTCTGTACCGCCTGTGAGAGCAATCGCAGTTAGCTGCAGCGGGTAGATCGGTTTTGCTGCCAGCAACGTCTCAAACGTTATTGTGATAGGCGTCCCTGGCAACGGACCGCCAGCGCACGCAACGTCCGCAACACCGATGCTTGTGAGCGCCTCGAGCGCCGCATCAACGTCTGCCGATGCCTCGTCGAAGGTAAGCGCAGTTGTCGTCTCGTCCGTTTCAGCCCCCGGATAGCCCATGTACCTGAGTTTGAACGTCCCGGCAGTGGGTGTGCCCGTCACGCTGAGCGTCTGCACCTCGTTCGCGCTTCCGCCCCAACTCATGCTTGCGCCAACTGTCGGGATACCTGACCCTTCCAGGTTCAACAGAACCTTTTCAGGCGATATCACTACTTCTCGTTCTTTAGCCATTGTCCGTTACCTCCATCCATTTCTTCAGCCATCCAACGGCCCACTGTGGACCGTGTAATACGTCAACACTTTCCGCCATGCGGTCACCGGATCGATAAGCTCCTGGCCATGCCCTTCCTCGGTTGCAGACAGCAACTCGCCGTGATCCGTGTCTTCGCCCGTCCGCCCTTGTAACCGTCCCCGTAACGCACGGTACACCGCCATAGCATCTATCGGATCGTCGCTCCCGCCGAAACATTCCACCTGGAACGATGGGCTTACTGTGGACGACCGGATACGGACGTCACCGCCACGTATCCAGAACACGACTGCCGGTTCTTTGTTCTCGAAATCGTCGTCAGCTTGCGGGCTCCACACGTTCTGTCCGACGATCACCGAGAAGTTGGCCAGGCTTACGGTTGCCCCAAGAACGTGGCTGGCCGCTGTCGTACCGAACGCGCCACGCCGACCGTCTACCGTGAACGTGTCCGTGGACCGTGTCACCTTGACAAGCTCGCTATCGATCTTCACTACGAAACTCCGTTTCTTCGGGAAGGATGTTCCTTCGCCTGCACCGACAGAAAACGTCAGGTCGGTCTTCGCTATCCCCGCCGCCAAGCTCCCGGTCGCCGATGACGCGACAGATTCCATCAACCAATCCATCAGGATCGCCCCCGGGTCTATGTCCAGAATCTCGGTCATACGCTCCCCTCGAGCTCCCGCACCAACGCTTTCTTGGTAGCCTCGTACGCAATGTTCATGTACGGGTCGGGCGGGAACCCTTTCACCTCTTTCGCGAAATGCACCTTGCCGTCCTCACCTTTCCACGCGAGCACTTTCGCTCGTTTCGGTCGGATAGGCTGGCCGCGCGGCCCGTATATCCCGGTACCGATAGCCAGCCAGCCGCCGTACCCGGACGCCGTGGAGACGATCAGCCGGACGTCCACGCCGTCCACCTGAACCTCGTAACTGATACTCCGCATATTGTGGCCAGTACGTTTGGGCGACTCCTGTTTTGCGACGTTCATACCTTCCTGACCGGCCCGTTCGATCGCGACAAGAGTTTTCCGCACTATCTGGTCCAGCGCGTCCGGGTGCATCCGAATCTCGACCTCTACGTTCGCTCGTGCCACCGGTGTTATTCCTTCCCTGCTCTTACGAGCTCGGCCAGTTTGTAGACCAAGGCCGACTCGCCGGTACCATCTCTCACCACTTTGACCTCAAACGTCTGGCCGTCGTATACGACCCGATGGTCGCTCGTGATGGTCTGGTCCGGTTTGAACCAGCATCGCGGGTACATCACCACTGCCGGGACGGAAGCCTGGAGTTCCGTACCATACGGCCATTCGAACCGGCACTTGACGTCCGTCGCCAGGTCAGTCCAGTCTTTGATCTCCTGGTTCCGGCTATCACGACCGACTACCGTGTACTCCCGGATCGTGCAGGTGTGCGGCAAGTCCATCTCGTACTCGGTCGCTATCACGTCCGCATAACTCACGACTGTCGCAACGCCTCGTTGTAAATGATCTCGTTCACGTTCCAGTCAGTCAGCGACTGTTCGTAGTACCCGTCTGCCGGTTGTTCAGCGGACATCTTCCGGTACTCTTGGGCCAGTTTCATCATGATCCCTGGCACTTTCGTCCGGTCGATCTCGTACTCGCCGATCCGCTGGACTTTGGCGTACTTGCCAGCATCGGCAGCGATCGCCATACACGCGTCCGCAGCGGCTAACCAGAGGTCACCGCTGTTCGCGTCTATGAACGCCTGGATGTCCGTATCGTTCGGGAAGATCGTTTTCGCAACGTCGCCGATCCGTAACCTGACAAACTCGACGTCTGTCATCTCGAGCTCCTGTTCTCGGGAGCGGTAGCAGCAGCCGGACTACCGCCCCTTTGTCTGCGTCCCCCGAATGGCCGAGGGTCTTTATCAGCTACCGCACTAGCCCTGGTAACCGCCCATGTACGTCGCTCGCCAATCGAGCTTGTTCGCGCCGAAACACAGCCGAACACGGTAAAACACGTTGTCCGTAGCGAAATCGCCCTCGAACGGACTGATCGTCCCGCCGTTCACGGCAACCTTGTTGCTCGCCTTCATGCAGATTTCCGGTCTCTCGTGTCCCTCAGCGTAATCGACCTCGATAGCCGCGATATCGTTCGGATCGCTGAACAGGTACCACGCCTCGTCGTCGCTTACCGTGTCAACAATCGGAAGATACTTGTCCACCCAGACCTTCAACTTTCGTCTCGGGATCGGGTTCGCTGTCGCATACGGCGCGGGCGGTGTCACGTCATCCGCATCAGCTAACCACTGCATGATCAGACTTGTCGTGATTTCCCAGGCGGTATCCTCCAGCGACGGACAGACCACCAGATGGACCGGCGTATTCTCTATCGGTTCACCGTTCGCATCCGTCAACTGGTTCATTGTGGCGATCCCCGTTGACAAGTTCGCGATCGTGAGCGCATTCGCGCTTGCGTTGACCCCCACTTCGTACAGGTTGCCGCCAGCGTGTGTCCCGACATCCCCGGCATACGTCGCCGTCACGAGCCGGTGTTCCGTCCGCGCAGCCGCTCGTCCAAACTGTTCCGGGGTATCTTTTAGCGCTTTGACACCCGCGTTGTTGTACAATGTCCGCCACGAAATATCGAACTGACGGCCGTACACCCGGGCGTACACGTCGTACTTGGTCTCCTCCCGATCCGAAGCCGGGTACTCGCCCTTCTCAGCGATTTCAGGCAGAAGCTGGTCGCCGCCGGACATCGCAAACCGCCGACCGCCAACGAGCGGATAGAGCCTGTTCACCGTGTCGAACCTGACGAAGTTCCGCCAGACAGGTTGAACCGCCTTGTACGCAGCCAGCATTTGCCGATCGAGCACGTCTCCGAACAGGTACGGGAAATCGTCGGACGTCATGGCTTCTCGCATGAGAAACTCTGCCCGATGCGGTGCCAACCCTCTCGCGTTCGTCAGGAGATCGATCGTCTCCTTCATCCGTATAGGATAGTCCGCAGGCCGCCTCGCCTCAGAGACAGCGAAGAAACCGTCCCATCCCTCTAAAGTCTGCAACACGTCTTTACCCATTGCTTTGGTCCTCCTCGTTTCCGTTCTCAATGGTCAGGTTGCCCCGGCCTACGTTCTCACGAAATACACGTACACCGTCATCTGGCCAGCACTGATATTCCCAAAATCCGCTGCCCCAGTTACCGTGACACGAACTGTGGCCGCTGCATTGATCCCGTCACACGCGTCCGCTGCAATAGCCAGCGATCCGACTGTCGCTGCTGCAAGCACGCTCTGGGCGGTATCTGCCGTGAACCGGTCCAGATCCCCTGCGACACCAGCCTGTACAACCGCTGTCGTATCGCCTGTGAACCCGGTGGCCACCACGAACTTGCATCCGAGCGGCATCGCCCCGGCCGGCAATGTCGGTGTCAGATCGACGTAACCGGTCGCGTCCGTGTTGTCAGTAAAGTCGCCGATAGCAACCGTCTGGCTGATGAAATCGACCACCTTAAACCCCTGACCTTGATTGCCGTGGACTTTCACGGCAATGTACGTTCCGGAAGCACCAGACGCCACAGTGCCGAGAGCCCAACCGAACGGACGGCCGCTGCTGTCTTTGCTCAAGGCGCACGCGCTCGATATCCAGATCACGTCTCCCGGAGCAACCGCAACGTCCCCGCTTTCGTCCGTCCCATTAACCGGCAGATACCAGATGTCCTCCGTGTCAACTGCGATCAGGTCAGTAGCGGCGGCAGCGCTCGACATCGCGACACCGACAATGCTGTCCCCGACCATCACCGGGTCGTACTTGTCCACCAGACCGTCATCATGGGTCGGGTGCGTTATCTCACTTTCGAGGACCGTAATTATCCGGCCTTCGTAAGTAGAGCTCGCCTCGCCAGGTGACGTTCTTCCGCTTTCATAGTTTCCACACATCCTTGGTTCCTCCTGTTATCCTGTCCGCTTTTTGCGAGACTGGACACGTTTGTTCTGCCGCTACCGACCTCGGACCGCCACCTCAAGCTGTTCGTCCGTATACTCGGGATGCAACCGCTTGAACGATTCCCGGAGTTCAGCTTCCACCTTCTCCGGATCGGCGTCAGGCGGCCCGCTGGCCCCGAGGTCCTTCACGACGCCGCCCTTGCTCAGTTCCACAAGGTAGAGCCGCTCTTCCTCAACAGCTTCCGCGATACCCTCTTTCGAGGTTGACTCGGCAAACTGCGCCTTGACCCGTCTCTTGGTCTCTTCCGGCATCCCCTTGTACTTCTCGCTTTCGAGGATGGTGTCGACCTCTTTCTGGACTTCGACCTGAGCCTCTTTCTTCTGATACTCGGCCAGCTTGCCCTCAGACTCTTTCATCTTCGTCTGGGCAGCCTCGAGCTCGCCTTTCAACCGCTCGTTCTCCTTCTCGGCGGCCGCAAGCGACTCCTTCACTTCCCGGAGTTCCTGTTCCAAATCCATCTTCCTTTCCTCCTTCTTCTGTTTCGCTTCTCTGACCGCTTTCGCTTCGATCTCCGTCACGAGGTCCGGTCTGCGTTCGCGCAGGTCGCTTTCACCGACCAGATCGAGGTCGTTCTCTAGCTCGTAGAGCTCGGCCCGTCTGCTCTCAGTGAACCCAACTCCGCCGCCCGCCCCTGGTTCTGTGACGAAATCGCAGCATCTGGCTTTCTCAACCGACTCGACAATCACGGTGTCGTGTCCTTCAACCCTCCCTCGTGCGCCCGCCGCGACACCGACAACGGATACGCCCATCTCGTTCAACGTGCCAGCTTCCGCCATGCCTGCCAGCAACTCCTTGAACCAAGCGGCGTGTATATGCGCCTCGCCGACTACCGCGCCGCTCCTAGCCACCTTGCAGTTTCTGAGCACCGCCACCCAATCCCGGACAGACCGTTCGGGTAGCTCCCGGTCATCAGACGGTCGCGGATGATCGCAGTACATCTTGATCCCCTCGAACTTCTGTGCGATATCTGCCAGCGCCTCTGCCGTGTAGTAAAACGTCTTGTCCCAATTCCAGCCGGGCTTGATCACCCGGACCGGCACGATACCTTTGGCGATCTGGTCTGCCACAGATTCGGTGATTTCGATCCCCGTTATGTGCTCGAGCAACGACCTCGAGATCGATTCCCGGAGCGACCGGGGCATCTTCTCCACCGGCACGCCGAGCTTCCGGTACTCGCGGCGGATACGCGCTTTCACCGCTGGTATAGCCGCTTTCGGCAGTTTCACCGTCTGCCCTCGGAACCCGCCCGACGTTAAAGCCGCTGCCGCCTGGCCGAGCTTCGCTTTCGTGACCTTCTTCTCCGTGCCCTCCCATAACGGCAGCTTCCACGTGGTCACCTTCTCCGGATCGCCAACGTAAGCGTAAGCCTCCTTGGGCAACTTCACGCCACCCTCTTCGCTCTTGAGTAACCGCGCCTCCCGTATCTCGACTAACAACTGGTCCGCACGGTCCTCGAGATTGGATGACGGCGTATCGGCAGCGGACTCGTCCACTATCCGGTTCAACTCGGCCAACGTCTCTTCCGAGACTTCTCGCTGGCCCGATTCGAGCAACAACTGATCCATCACGTCCATGAGAGCCGACTCCTTTACTGTCGTCTTGCCGGTCATCGGCGTGCCGCATTTGGCACACTTGATCTCCGTACAGGGAGTGCCTCGGTCGTGCTCGGTCTCATAGCCGCATTTCGGGCAGACACAAATGTCCGCACCACCGTCCCCTTGTCTCGGCCCACCGACCCCTTGTCCTTCACCTCGTGACTGCTGCATCTTTTTCAACACTCCATTGGCTAGCTGGAACGCTCGAGCCTCGGCGTCCTTGTGCGACATCCCTTCCTTCCGTCTCTTCTCGTATTCGCTGTTCCAGACAGCGCACCACTGCCGACGTACCGGTTCCGGTTCGTTCCTCACGTTTTTTGGTAGGTTCGCGCTGTTAGGTGTGTACGGCATTTCGTCTCGATCTCCCGGAGCACAAACAAAAAGCGGCGCACCAAATAGACCGGCGAGTGATTCCCGCTAGTCTGTCTGATGCGCCGCTGAGTCTACGACCCGGTGGCTATGTTGTTATTTCGCTATGATCGCTTTGATTTTCTCCGCCATTGCCCGAGCATACGGTTTGTAGCAGACGATCCCCGGCGCCAGTTCAACATTTGCCGGAATCGCTTTCGTATCAAGGATGTCAGCATTCTGGGCATAAGATCGCTGCGCTTCATCTCTACCATCCGCTGAGTTCCATGCTGACAATGATTCATGAATGGCGAGCCGTAAAGTAGAGACGGGTTCCGGAATCGTCTTGATACCACAGGCCCGACACAGTATCCGGCAACGATACAAGGCCTGATCTGGTTCATGCGCGAAGATCGTATAGTCCCTCTTGAAAAAGGCTACCTCTGGTTTGCTCCCGCATATTGGACATGGCTCGACAAACTGCCGAACCACACGTTCCACGCATCGGAACAACCATCCCAACACTTTCATCGTTTCCTCTTCGGGTACTCCGCTTTCGGGAAAGCCATTGTCTCGTCTCGTAGCTCTTCATTAGGTTCCACCGGTGCGACGAAATACGATTGCTCTTTACATGCAGCGATTGCCTTCTTTTTCGTGGTGAAGATACCCTGGAAGTCCCAAACGTTCCCGTCCGGTGTCTCAGCTATGAACTTCCCCACCAACCACAAGCCGCTCATCGTTTCCTCTTGGGCGTCACGCTCCGTTGTCTCAACCTGCCTCGCCGAATCAGTTCTTCTTCGACCGCCCCTAATTTTATCAGAATCGATTGCCGTTCTGCAAGCAAAAAATTATCGGTCACCTCGAGGGCCACTTTCACCGTCGCCTCGCCAACCTTTTTCATGCCGCTACCCGTATGCTCTCGTGTCGGCTTCAGATTCATCCGCCTAGGGCTGCAACTAGCCCCGCAATCTGGTCCTCCACACTCGATTTCGTCGCGCCCCGATACAGCACGTCACAGTGGCAGCCAGGATGAAACGGGTTGTGTACATGACCGCTCGGAAACTCGTCATCAATACTGATCCATCCTTCCGCCGCGTTATCCAGACAGACGTCGCAGACGTTCGCCAAACCAGTCGTGATCGAGCTCTTCTCCTGTGAGCCCACATCGTCTGCTGCCCTCCACGACCCTTCGGCCAACGCGTTGTGCGTCTCAGTCAACGCTATCAACTCACACCGTCGTTCGCTGTACTCCCGAAACTTGGCGCCGATCTCCTTTGCGATCTGTGGTGGCGACAACTGTTCTTTCAGACCTGTCGCTATCACCCCGGCCAACTGTTTCCTGGTCGTCTCGGTGATACCTTTGACCAACGTTGCGCTATGACCGGGCACCCACTCGAGCACACGGTTCGGCACCATCGCGTTGATATTCTGCGGCACCGGCAACCCATACATATCCGCGTACTCGGTTGTCTTGATAGCGTACCCGTCCCTGGTAGTACCGTTGATCGACTCGATGAACATGACGTCCAACACTTCCCGTTCACCTGCCGACCATTCTGCCAGCGAAACGTAAAACTCCTCCTCGACCGGCGTCATGGCTTCCTGCATGGTGGCCAGATGCCGTCTCGCCCTCTGCATGACCATGTCCATCGGGAACGTCGACCGGATACGGCGAAAATACGACTGGAGCTTCCGTGTCAACCGAGCAGCATGACGTTGTGCTTCAGGCGAAAAGACTCCACCTCGGGCAGCGGCCAACAACTCAGCGGTCACCTTTTCAATCCAATCGTTCGTGAGCTCGCTCATGAGCGAACCTCGGCCCTCATTCGGTTCAACTCCCGCGCAAGTAGTCGGGCAACCGCACTCTCTCCGACAGGTTCCTTCCCGTCACCACTGATCTGCTTCAACACCTCGTCCACGTCTTTGATGCCGAGCAGCCCGAGCGCCCGTTTCTGGACCGATTCGGTTTCGAACACGTCAGGTGTCGCTGTACGCAACTTCTCGAACACGGTCGCCATCGCGACAATATCCTCCGGCATGATCGGCGGTAACGACACGTCGAAGTACCGGTCCGTCTCAGGCACGTTCCCGCGTTCGAGCACAAACCCGAAAACGTCCTCGAAGGTGTCAATCCACAACCGGCGATACCCGAGGAAGTTTTTCAGCATCGGCGCTTCCATCGCTTTGGCTGTGGCCAGCCGGAAGGCTTCGCCTGCCCCGAGATAGTGCGGGAACACGCACGCGCCGACACCTACCATCATGATCAACATGTTCGCATCCGTCTGCGCGTCACCCGCACCGCTCGTATAATGGTGCGGCTTTAACGCTGTCCGCGGATTGTGGACGTAGGTCGACCCAGGCGCTGGCGGAGGCCTGTCCTCTTCACCGCTTGACCCGTAGGTGCTCTGGTATTTCGCGATAATCGTATCAACCGCTTTCTGACCACCAGCCACTTCCTTGTCCCAGGCGAACATCGTCAAGGCGAGCTCGTAGGCCAACCGCGCACGGATAAACTGGCGGTGCGCTTTGCTCCATTGCATCACCGTCGACAACTGGGTGTTCCCTCGTAACCCCAACGAGTTGATCGTCACATGGTAGATCACCGGATCGAGCTGGAGGTCTCTGTCTTGCGCGTTGATGATATTCCCCTCGGCATCGGCACCGTCCTCGTTGTTCAGGTTCGTCCAATCACGGTAGACCCGCCGCCGCTGTGTCCCTTTCCGGTCGGTCCATTTGCGGATGTAGTACCTCGGGGTGATCTCGTCATCCGGATCCGTCGCAATATCGACGATCTGTAACGGGTCTATCTGCCGGACTTTCACGTCGCCAGGTTTCGACCCGACGAACAATACCAAGAACAGCTCACCGTCGATCTGTAACCGGTCGCTCAACCGCCACTGCCCTTGACCCGAGAACGCCCACCGGTTAGCCCTCGATTTCCAGAACCGGTCGATCACTTCCTGTGACCTCGGATGTTTCTCCGCGCTATAGGTCAACCCGGCCCCGGCAAACGTGTACGCCGTGTATAGCCGAACAATCTGTTTCGAGAGCGAGTCGTGCTGGCCGTAAATCCTGGCCATTCTGACCATCCGGTTCCGGTCGGTGGCGGACATATCGAGAGCGCTGTCACCCGCACCACATTTTATGTAGCCGCGATCTTGCTCCCGGAGTATAAGCTCTGCCGGTGTTAGCGTCGATTCCCGCAACCCAAGCGCTACTGCCCGGGCTTCCATCAGCCGATTCAAGTCAACGGCTATATCTTCCAGCACGAACTGCGTTTCTTTGTCCTCGTCCATATTCGTATCCTCTCTACCAGAACTCGCCGACTTCCGGTATCAACCCACCGTACCGGCTATACGCGTTGAACACCGGTTCCTCTTTCCCTTCGACACCGTGTATCGCCGCCAACATATGGTACCCGCCAGAGACCACGTCTATCGCGTCGTCATGCACGTTGCTGCTCGGAAACTGCGACATCTGCTCGTAAAATATGTCGTTCCAGGGAGCGCGTAACACGTGGAACCGGCCATGCTCGATTATCGCTTCCAACGGTTCGGCCCGGGTCACTTTATCGTTCGCGACGTTCACCGCTTCGACCGCTCTCAACCCACCCAACGCCGCCGCCATGTTCGCAGCCACATCTTTGTACCCGCCGACCGCTTCGATACCGATCCGGACCGCTGCCCCATCCTCTTTTGCCACCTGCCGGATTTTCCGATCCCGTTTCGGCGCTTCTTCCTGCATGTACACCAGGTCCAATAACCAGAAATGTACGAACGGCCCTTCAAACGTCATCGCCATGAGGCCGCCCATCGTGAAGTCCGGATCGTCGCTTGCCCGTTGTTTCTTCGTACTCGCCACATCCCAGAACCGGACATACGGTCCTGCCGGAAACGCTGCCGGATCGGCGTGGTACACAATACTGTCGACTTTGAACAAGTTGCCGCCCCGGATGCTCCGTTTCAGCATGTAGAGCGAGTTCCATTCCCGTTCGCTCAACGCTGCCCGTATCCGCGCTAACGCTGCCGCATCGTACCGTTCCGGCCACAACGCCTCGTAATCTTCAGAAATCGCGGGATAGTTCACAACGTCCCAGTGGTCACCTTTCCCTTCTTTCTCTTTCTTCAACAACCGGCCACCAAGATCGTCCGGATGCCAGGGCGTCATAATCACGATGATCGCAGCGTTCGGCGCTTGTCTCGTATAGAACGTCGACTCGTACCATTGCCAGACAGCTTCCCGTTTCGCTTTACTTTCCGCTTCCGCCCGGTTCTTGTGCGGATCGTCGATGATACCGATCTTCATCGGCCGACCAGTGAGAGCGCCGCCAATACCGACAGCGTAATAGCTCCCACCTTCACCGGTTTCCCACTCGTGGATCGAATGGCGTGGCGTGTGGACGTACGGCCGCCGCCGATCCTGCAAGACCCTACCGTGCCGCACCCTGCTCCGGTACGGGAACACCTTGCCGTACTTTCTGGTCACATACGCGTCTCGAGCCCGTCTTGAATGGTATGACGCGATATCGTCACCGTACCCGGTCACCACGATCGGCCAGTCCGCATGACGTCCGAGGAAAAAGTTCGGCCCGTATACCGACGCCAACGTTGACTTCCCGTGCTGCGGCGGCATCTGGATTATGAGCCGGGTGATCTCCCCCCGTTCGACAGCCTCGAGCTTTCCGGCCAACCCCCGATGATGCCAGTTAGCCCGGTAGGTCGGCATCATGTACTCGGCAAAGGGTATCAGGTTCCGGCGAGCTCGCCGTCGACGCAACGCTTCCGCGGCGGCCTCTGCCGGATCGAATTGCGCCAGCACATCCTGGTCAACCGCTGTCGCCATCAGCGTCCTTCTTCTTGGCAGGTTTACCTCGAGCAGCTATCTCGAGCAACTCCTCGTCTGTCAGGTCCTCGACCGTCCGGATACCTGCAGCTTTAATCTCGTGCCGGTCGGACTGGTCAAGGTACTGTTTCCCCAACCAGATCAACATCGTCACGTTACCATTCATCGCCATGACATACTGTTTCTGCCGGAGGCTCCTTCTACCGTCAGCACGCCCTTTTTCTATAGCTTGGGCTAACTCCGGTTCGCGGCCTTTCCGATGTGAGAACGAATCTGGCCTAAGTCCAACAACGTAAGCAATTTCTGCTTCCGTACAGAACGTTCGGGCCATGCGTTCGATTTCTTCCAGGTCAATGTCTTTAGGTGGGCGTCCGCCTGGCATCCTGTCCTATCCTCCCGCACACAACCGAACCCGAGAGCCCCTTTCCCGAGGTTCGGCCCCGTTACCTCAATTTGCCAGGATAATATCACGCCAGAGACCCATTTGTCAAGCAATTTCGCGTGATAGGCTGCCGTGAGACCACCTGTAAGCGATCTTTATGGTTCCCGTAAAGGTATCATATCCCTGTCGCCACTTCGTGCGGTAGACGCGAAATGAGGCTGTATATGGCGAGACACCCCTTGATTCGTCGGAGAATCTTCTGAGAGCCCCTGTTCGGGTGGTATCGGGTACAAGTAAGGGGGCCTGAAAACGGCCCCCTTTGAGCGTCAATATGGCGGGATACCCCGCCCGACTGAGCGGGGCTCGATTGGAGCGTCACTCGACGCATACTGCGTGTACCAGCCGCGTCGTGTCCGGGCTGCTTGGGTCACCGCGCAGATAGTAACGGCGCTCGTAGCCGATCGGCTCGCCGCGAACCTCGCAGTGCATCTTCGCCATAAGGCGGATCTGCTTGCAGTCCTCGTGCTCGCATGGCTCGATGCAGGGGCCAAACTCTGTACCTGGTCTCGCAAGTGCTCCCGCTGCCATAACCTTCACACCCCCTCTTCGTCTTTCGCTGCCGAGATCGCCGCTCTCCATTCCGGCTTCATCTCGTTCACTGTGTCAACGCCGAACCCGAGGTTCACCAGCGCGTCGTACATTTCCTCAGCCGCTTTCAGCAGAAACTTCCGCGTCGTCGGTACGACATCGTCCACGATCTCGAGGCTCCGGTTTGCGGCAATCTGTTTCGCCTGTTCGACCGTCTCTGCAGTCCCGCTGTACAACGTGCCGTCTTTCGCCCGATAATCCCACTGGACTCGCATCCGGCGCAGAACCTTGCTCCAAAACTCGTCGTGCTGGAACATCCCGTACTCAGTCGTCGCGCTCACTCCGTCCTTCGTCAGCTTGCTCATTTCGTCACCCCTTTCTCAAAACAATGTTGCCTGGGCGCCACGCGCTTCCGGCATCTCCTGGCGAACCGCTATGTCCGGAAACGCCACCATCAGTTTGTCCTTGTAGAACACGGGCACCCGCCGAGCGTCCGCTTGCTCTACCAGATGTTCGACCCACTCGATTTCTGGCCTGACTGCCCCGGGTCCAGTCTGCGGCCCGATAATGATCCAGTCGGTACAATCCGGTACATCTGTCCGCCCGAGCAATGGCTCAAACGATATGAACCGTTTCCCCTGGACATCTGCCTTGGCGAGCGCGTCGATCAAGGTGTCGTCGAACGTCCTGTCTCGACCGTCACAGGTAACCCCGACCCATACGTTGGCCGGGAACCACATCGTCGCGATTGTCGTCCGTTTTGTCAGCAGATAGAACCGATGCCGTGGCGCTCTCTCGAGCGCGTCCAGAATCTTCTCCGTGCCACCTGCTGGCAACAGCGGATCGAACAACTCGCCCATCGAACAGATGAAAATCCCGGCCGGTTTCCGTTGCCGCTCAATCTGCGCCAGCCGCTCGAGATGCAGGTGGGGCTCGAACCGGACACACTTCTCGCAGTAATGCTTACGCTTCCAACCGTAGGCGATTCGCCGAGCGTAACAGTACCGGCATCCGCGCGAACAACCGAACGCAGGGTTCAACGTGTATCCAGGAGTCCCGTCCGGGTTTCTCACCCACTCAATGCCTGTCTTGTTCATCTTGCCACCCTGTCCCCGATTCAGTCTCGGCCAACGCCTTGATCAGCCGTTCCGCTTCGTCCGCTTCCCAAACCTCAAACTCGTAAACTGCCGAAATCACAAACCCGCGCACTGTCCACATCTTCAATTTGGGCGCACGCGGTGTGTGACAAACAGCCTCTACGTTTGACACGTCCTGGTACCCAAAGAGCCGACCCGCTTGTCCCAATGCTTGTTCTTGTGTCATCTTCACCACCCCTTTCACCACGGCAACGACGGGTTCCGTTCGCTGGCCGTCAGGCTCGGATGCGCCGCAAACGCATCTCGCACCGCTTCCTCAATAAGGTCCTCATCGTACCCTTCCCGCTCCAACTGTTCCCGGTACTCTTGCTTCGCGTCCTCGATCTCTTGTTGCTGGTTCGTCATGGGAAGGGCACCTCCGGGAGGGAAAAAGAAAGCCCCGCAGTCTCTCCGCCGGCGGCTGCTACGTCCACGAGGGACACCGCCAGCGTTGAGACGTTGGGGCTTAATGGTTTTCGGTAGGTCTTTTCTCTGATTCGACGTAGCATTTTCTGTCCCTCGATCATGTAGTCTAGCACGTTGGCCCGGATTTGTCAAGCCTTTTCAGTTTTTCGCGCATAGCCTTGATCGCCCCGGTAATTGCTTTACACCTTGCAACCGCCAATTCGCCGATCTTCGCCATACTTTGCTCGAGCGCTACAAGGTCGATCTCTTTCGCTCGTTCTGCCCGTCTCCGTTCCCGCCACTCTCTGACACGTTGGTAGATGGTCATTGTTTCCCCTTTCCACCGCACTTGACATCACATTACCGCACTTCACCCCACTGTACATTGCCCAGCTCCACCGGACTGTACTTAACATCAAGCGCTTTCTGCAAGGGCAATTTCCAGCTTTTCGAGCGAATCCAGAACGGTATCGATCTGCTTCAGATCGCCATAGGTATCACGCAATCCGCGAAGCTGCTGGCGAATCACTTCCATCGCGCGCTGGTAAAGATCGCTGTCGCGAAGCCGTCCGACATGCACGTATTTCCGGTCGGATTTCTCCTCTTCATCGTCCTGGACCGTCACGCTGTAAAATGCTCTTGTTGGACGTTCTTCCCCGTCGTCCTCGTACACGATCTGGATCGACGCGACAAGATGTCTTGCTTGCCACCCCGCGCAGATTGTCAGA